CAGCCCCACGCATCCGCACAGTTCAGTAGGAACCACCGATGCTGACAACTAGCGATCAAATGGACAAGGTTTTCGCAAACTTTGTGGATGGCATGATGGTGCCCCGTTGCTTCGCCCTCAGCTAAGACTACGGGACCTTTAACCTTCTGGCGCTTGGCCGTCTTGGGGATGTTCGCAATCCGCTCAAGAGCGATGTCTCCCTGGCGAATGATGTCTCCGATTTTGTGTTCGTTGCTCATAGGATTCAGTTGTAGTGTAGCGCTTAGGTTATTGCAAGGGATTTCTTTTGCGTAGTGGTGAGAATGAATTGTTGATCTTCAGGCCCTGGGCGTTGATGCGCGTCTTAGGCCAGCGGAATAGGCCGCGAACGTGCAGCCGGTAGTTGAGTTTCTTCGTGTCCTGATCCGTTCCAGGCATATCCTGCCATTGTGTCACTTCTTCAGCGCAGGTTGCGGGAGTTGGGAAGCCTCGGGGGAGTTTCATGCGGGTCATGTTAATGAAGTGAGATTTCACGCGAGGCGCAAAATGCTTTAACATCTCCGATTTCTTGAGGAAAGCTTTTATGCCAGGGTATTGTATTTTCTTTCTCGTCGAAGAAGTGAACTTCCTCGCCGTCTTGGTAGGCGTGCGTCGGCCAAATGCTTCCGGTGTGATAAGTCTTGGGAGAGTTCATATTCAGTTCTGCGTAGAGCGTTGAGTCATCCGCCAGTAATTTCTGTTGGAACTGCTTCGCGAAGGATTGAGCTTTTCAGGCCAGTGTTTTCGCAAAACCTGACAATCTCTTTCCAGGCTACCAATGTGATAGGGTCGGCTGGTAGATTTCTTTCCAGTCTGGCTATTTGTCGGCGTGCCATCATGTAACAATCAGCGAGCGCTTTGTTCGACTTATCCAAGTCGGATTGCGTTTGAGACGCCTTGCGCCAGATGTCGCCTATTTGCTCGATTTCACGAGCGTCTAAGTCGCGTGTGTTCATAAGCGTTGAGTCTTGAGCCATTCGTTGAATTCGGATTCGTACTTTTCAAGCCAGCCGGGGAATTCGGCGTCGCGGCGCTTGGCGTAACGCACTCGAATATCGTCCGGTGATTCACATGGGAGCATTGGATTGCGAATGATCGATTCTATTGCCTTCTGGCAATCTTCGCGCTCCTCATCGGCTAACGGGTATTCTGGATGTAGGTTCATGGGTATGCGTGGTCTGTGGGTTGTCCTCGGTGGTTACTTTAGCCATCAATATCTCTTCTACCTTTTGGATGTTTTTCTCTGGCTTGATCTTTGCGGGCCATCTCGACAGCTTCTCTGTCCATTGGCGAAAATCCGTGTGTTGTAGGATCGAATTTCAAAAAGAAACTGCCCTCCCATCCGGACTCCCTTTGCTTCTCAACCAATATCTCCGTGTCGTAAAGTTGTCGATTCATCTCAGGAGTTAGCTTCCCTTGGCGAAGCATCTTTGTCTTTTCCTGATTTCGCATGATCGTGACCACGTTATCAGCGTTATTGAATAAGTTTGAGGAGCCTTTAATGTCCATCTTACTCGGCTTCGCTCCCGCCTCTGTCTTTCGAGGATGACATACGATATGCACATGGCCTCCGCTGGCCTTGGCGAATTCTTGTATCCTGTTCATGAACTGACCTTGCGCTGGATAATTCTCCTCAAGTTCCTCGATTCTCATGAGCGAATCAACAACGAAGTGGCTTGCTCCATGGCGCTGAAATGCAAACCACATCATTTCAAAAAGTGTCGCCTGACTGATGTAACCAAGCACGTCTGCGAAAACTAAACGCGGGCCGAACACTCGAAGAAAGTCGTGGATGGTGTCGCCGTCAGCTTGGCACGCATGTAGGGATGTGACCATTTTCACAATCTCGCGCTCCGGTCGGGTTTCCATTGATGCCACGAACGCAGTTTGATTGTTGCCGAATTTACCGATAGCCAGAAGCGTCATGTATCGAATGAATGTCGTCTTGCCGTGCGATGAAATGCCAGTCCAAAGAGTAGACTCACCCTCTCGAAAATATAAGCCTTGATGTGGCCACTTGATTTTGAAAAACGGGAGGGCGAAAGGCTCTGGCTTCGGAGCGATTTCCGCCAGCGCCCGCTTTTCGAGTTCGGTCGCTACGAGTAGGTTTGCAACGTGTGGAGGGCGCGCGCTTGCAATCCAGCGTTTCGCATCGGCGGCGGTAAATCCGGCGCATAGTGCAGCGTTGGAATCCTTCTCTGGAATGTCCACGATTAAACAGCGGTGTTTCCCAAGACGCGCGATTGCCTTCTCAGAGTTGGACCGGCCCGCGCCGTCCATGTCGAATGAAAGGTAGATGTGGTCGAAGGCAGCGAGGTTTGGCCACTCGTATTCAATCCACGTTTGTCCGCTCCCGTTCGGAATGCTCAGGGCTGGAATGCCCCACTGCGTCCACGTCATGGCGTCAATTTGCCCTTCGCAGAGAAGGACCGTTCGAGTATCGAACGCGGCAGGATCAAGGACGTGCCACCCAAACAGACACGGGGCACACTTCTCATCCTGCCATACCTTTTTCTTTTCTCCATCGCGTGGAAGGGAGCGATAGGACCTATTGCGCAGTTTGCCGTCAATGCTGTAGCACGGGAACACAATCGCCCCGCTGTCTGGTTTGCCTTGCACCTTGAAGCGATTTATGATCTCCGGCGAGATTTTCCGTTGGTGAACCAAAAAAGTCATGGCCTTCCCTCGCTCATCGATGGGCTTGACTCCGTTCGTTTCAGGTAGCGAATAGTCTTTCGGAGCTACGAAAAAGTGATCCACGATCCCAAGAAAATCCTTTGCCTGCTTGATGGCGTCGGGCAGCGGTATCCCTTGAACCATGCGCCAAAGATCCAGCATATCGCCTTTGTCTGCATCACTGGCCCAATCCCTCCACTTGCCCGCGTGTTGCCCCGTCAGATGGACCTTTAGGCTCGTTCCGGCTCCTCCGCTCAAGTCGCCTGCGTGCCACTCGTTTTTAACAGTCTTGCCGCCAGGAAGCAGAAGTCTGCAAACCTCTTCCGCACGGTCGGCGAGTCGTTTTGCGATCTCTCTAACCGATAGCATTTTGCACCTCCAGTTCTCGGTCAAAGGCTTCCTGCTCTGCCAAGGTAGGCATTCGGAACGGCGTGATGTTTCCAGTGTTTTCTGGCGTGAGAGTTGGGTTAGACGGCAACGCCTCCTGTTCTTTCTCACGCTTAGCTACAGCCTTTGCGTCCAGTTTATCTTTCTTTTTTATCCCCCATGAAACGAAATACTTCACTGGCGCGCTGATTGGGTTTCCACTGTGGTTCTTCCATCCCCGCCCTCCGTATTCGTGCACGAACTCGTCTGACCATTCCTTAGGCCACATGCGCCGCTCGCATTCAGCACCCATTGCAGACAAGAGCTTTTGCTCTTCGTCTGTCAATCCATCCATCCACCCATCCCCTAACGGGGTGGGTGGTGGGTGGTGGGTGGTGGGTGGTGGCGACTCGCTCAAGCTTCGCTGAATTGTCGCTGAGCGTTCGCTAACCGTATCGCTGAGCGATACCTTACCCCATCGCTGAGCGTTGGTTTTTTGAGCCCCTTTCCTTCGGGATTCAATCCTTTCTCGCTGGGATGCCCTCACGTTCTCTAAAAATAGGTTCTTCCTTTGAGTTTCGGAAACTAAGGGGAACTTTTCAAGTACGCGCTGAGACACTTTGCCCCTCGCTAAGCCTTCTAGCTCCTTAATATCGGCAGGCAATCCGTCGCGAATCCATTGCTGACCTAGGAGCCTCCAATAACGGCAAATCTCCGTATCGTTCCATCCTTCCACGGCGAACCAAAATCGCTCGGGGTAAAAGTCGAAAGCGGGTGCATCTCTATGTTTCAAGGGAAGCGCGCCTCCTCCGCTCTCATGCAGCACCGTTCGCACATGACTTCGTGCTTGCCGCGTCTTCCGCTGACATCCTCCACAAGCATCTTCACGCCGCAGTCAGAGCACTCTAGGACGGCTTCAGGGCCTGGGTGGTATGATTGACCGTCCAGAGTGGCTGGGATCGGCGTGTGTTCGTCCTTGTGGCAAATTCCACATGCGGTGATTATCAGTGAATCAGGATGCTCCCACAGTTTTTTCCCTGGCAGGTAGCAGAGATGATGGGCATGGAGTAGACGGCGCGAATTGCCACAGATTCGGCATTGAAAACCGTCTCTTTTTTTGATGTCCATTGCCTTCGCCGTCCATCGAGGATCAGCATATTGGCTGTAAAACTCGTCGTGAGTGAAGCTCAATTCGTCACCTTTCCACCCTCAAAAGAACCCCTATCGAGTTGACCGCAGCCACACTCCCCGCCACTTGGACGTGAAATTTCTGCCTCGAAGGGGTTCTTTTGAGAACGTGAAGGTTTTGAACCATTTGCTGGGAGTAGTGGTTGATGCCTCGGTCAAAGGCTTAGCTTAACATCGGGAAAACTGCCCGATTCATTTTCAGGATAGAGGAACAGATTAACAAATCAAGAGTTTTCTTCGTCAGAGTGAGCGCCTTCAATTCCTCACTGGTGCCCAAGAACGGCCTTCGGCCCTCCCTGTGTCCTCCCTGTGTCCTGACATTGGAGTCAATGGAATCCTGGGTTATTTAGCAGCGGCAATGTCTAGGTCGTTGTAGATTACCGGCGTCACATCGTAGGGGATGTAGAGCGGATGCTCAGGGTGGCCGCTTTTTGTCTTACGCAGGCAACAGACGGTTCTCAAAACAGGAGGCGCGTCCATCAGGTCGTATACCTGCTTGTTGCGCCCAAGGTAAGAGCCATTGACTCCCCAAGCTGCGACGATGACACCAGCATTTTCAGCGCAGGCCTTCAGGTGTAGATCGTTGTCAGGACCAATCGGGTCGGCTTCACGCTCCATGATTTTTGGATCAGTCGCGCGAAAGGCGAAGAGATTTGTCATGCACAGCGCCCCGTAGCCCAAACGCTTCGCGAATCCGATGCACTTGCGAATCGTGGGATCATCCTTTGTTTCATCGGCAGTAGACGGGTTCAACCCGATGATCATCAAGTAATCGTGCGGGTGCTTTATATCATCGGCGCATCCTGACATGAGATCAATGTCCCACTCCCGCCATAGAGCGTAACGGTATCGCCGACAGGGCGAGAATATTGTTGTCTTGTTCATACTTCGTCAGCTTGCAGGTTTACGGGTGGGGATCAGCCGAGTTTTATTTTCGCAGAACGGATGGCCGCTTTTAAGCTCAGCGTTGAAGGATGCGGATGCGTCAGGCGATAGTTCGCTAGCCACGCATCAAAGATCGGCCACAGTACAGAGTCTTCATCGGGGCAGAAATACTCTTCGTGCTCGTGTTCCGTGCCGTCATCGTCCTTATATGGATGAATCTTGAAGAAGCCGGGTCCGCAATACTCGTGGAATTCCCAGCGAATAGTCACTCCATCCAAAATGGTTTCGCCATACCCATCAGGGTAGTCGATGAACACTACGGTTCCGCCAATTTTGATTCGTTCTCCAGCCATGGTATTTGATCCAAGTTAATTCACAACTGCACAATGTAGGGCGTTCCGTCGTCGTTGGTGCGGGGAATGGTGTAGAACATCTGCTTTTCGACCCAAGCAAACCCCAAGTATTCCAGTTGATTCAAAGGAAGCGGCTTAGAGTGGAATGCACCGTCCTCGCATCTATCTAAGACCTGAATCCACATCTCCGCAGGTTGTCCCGTGTGACCCTGGCACAGCCAATGCCGCACCCAGCAGCTATTGGACAGGCGCACGACGAGGCGTTGGAGTTCGGCAGGGGTCATTTCATTTCCTCCTTAGCCATCTCGGCAACAAACTTATCAAGTGGAACGCTGACAGCCTTGGCTAGCCGAATCAGCGTATGCCACGTTGGATTAGTGAGTTCTCCGCGCTCCATGCGGTTTACGATGGCAATTGAAACCTCTGAAGCGATAGCTACGTCTCTGTAAGATCGAAGGCCAGCCGCAAGACGATGCTTCCGCAAAACCTTTCCGATTCCGACAGCGGGAGACTGTTGCCTACCTTCAACCTTGAGGCGCTTAATCTCAGCCTGAAGTTTGGCAATCTTATCGGCGTTGGCGTTTATATTCACGGCTCCGATATAAGCTTCCGAGTTGCCATCAGATGGGAGCGTGTGATCTCCAATGAAAGTCGAGTTTCTTCAAGCACTTGTTTTACGTCGGCCCTGTCCGTGGATTCGACCATTGACTTAGCTGTGTCTAAACACTTCTCGATCTCTCGAAAGTATCGACTGGCGATCTCAAGCTCGACATCAGCGGCTTGAAGGTGGGAGCGCATTGGCTTCGGTGGTGGCTTCATCAGTCTCCCCTTTCTATTTGCACCTTGCCGCTTCCGTTACATGAACCGCATCTGACGCGCCCACCATACGACGTTGTGTTGTGGCCAACTCCACATCCTTCGCAAGATGGGCAGACGTTGCTTAATATGGAGTTTGGATGTTTTGCGTATATCGCCAAATCGTGAAGCGACATTTCATTACCGTACGATCCACTCCATGAGCCAGCATCTCCTGACACCCTAACTCGCATATTTGGAAGAATACACCGCAACTTATAGCCTGCGCTGTCTCGACATTGCCAATGTTCTATGACCATCGCCGAATTTTTCGTCAAGCGTTCGAAAATAGGGTCGATGTTGACTCTATCATATCCACATGCAATAAGCGCATCGAGCATGCTTCCTCCAGCAGCTAAGACTTCATTCCCTAAGAATGCTTTATCCATTGTTTCCGCGTGGTATTTTGCGGATTCGTAGGATGTGAATTCTTCTCCATCACTTGTCTTCCATCGTTGGACTTGTTGGATATTGTCTATTTCGTTCATCAGTCGTCCATTCCTCTCTCTGTTCGTGTGGTTATGCTGTCGCGGCGGCGGCGGATTTCTCGGGTGAGCTGCCAGCGATGGTTAGTAAAATATGGAGAGGCGTGATGCGCAAAGAATAGCATTTGGTCACTCGCTCGCAGGTAATGTTCAGGAATCGGCGTCCTTCGCTTCTTCCATCGCGCTGGGTCTATGATGGGAGTGGACATGGTTACCAGTCAATATCGATTACGTAGTCGCCTGCTTCAATGAGTCCTTTCGCGTGGAGATCATTTGCCACCATCTGAAACGATGGGTAGAAGTTACGCGCCCACCATAGGTCAATCACCCATTGTTCTTCGCGGCATCCGACCAGCGACGTTTCAGGAAGCGAGGCTTTCGATGCTTGATCTCGACCATCATTTGCACGGCGGCTTCGTCTTCAGTGGGTGAAACAAAGTCCGCGATGGCGACAAGGCCGTCTCGCTTTGCTTCGGCTGGGGTGATGGAGTGGCTCATGGATATTCAATGATAATTTCAGTTCGCTCCTCAAAGCGATGGCTGACGCGAATTTGAGTTACTTGGATGTCCGCATCCTTTTCGGAATCGCCAGCAATGAGACCGCTAGCAACAAGACAGTCTTCAAGTCCTTTCCAGCCGCCCCACAAGTTGGATCGGTCGAGCAAGCGGCAACGGAAGCTTGTAACGCGGACAATAGGGCGAGTCGTGCCGCTTCCTTTTCCTTCATCTGATGTCGCCAGTGCTTCCACTTGAGACGGTTCAGGCTTGGGATTTTGTAAGGTACGTTGAGAACTATTTTCATGGCGTTTGATTCTTGAAATCTCCGTCTTCAGCTTGTCCGATCCAGGGGGAGCAAGGCCCTGCATCGCGCAAAACTCAGCGCTGGTCATGCGGTCTTTCATTCGTCTTCCTTCCACTTACCGATGGTTCGCAGCGCTGCTCCGCATATCGCTTCCGCCATCGTATTCGCCGGGCAATAGTGTTCCTCCGAAAAGGGAGGGTCAAACTCCCGCCGCTCTCCTTGATTCTCGGGTTTGGTTGACTCTGATCTCTTGCGAAAGAAAATGCATTCCCATGTGTTATCGAGACCGTTATTAAGTTCACATCTCCATCCTAATTCAGCAAGCCTCTCGCAAAGTTTGGCGCAAGCGTTGAGGTCGTTAAGATAGTCGGGAAGGGTGGTGTGATGACAGGCTTTAGAAATATCCCACTCTCCATTTTTATCCATGACCAACTTAACAGGAGGATATCCATTCCAAAATCCAGGTCCGGCATTATCCTCGTAAAAGTTAACATCTGTCCACCCGCAAAAATCTGCGATGGCGATTCGTTGCGCTTCGGGAGTCATCTCGCGTCCTCCGTAGTCTCTTCCGGCAAGCTGAGGGCTGCATCGGGAGCGTGGGTGAATATGGGCGTAAGTGATGGCGAGAGCCGATGGATTTCGGCGAGCGCTTCTGCGAGGTGTTGCTTTGTTTTTGCCAACTCTTCTAAAAGGTTCTTTCCAGCGGATGTAGAGAGGGCCTGTTCCGCAAGGGCTATAGCAGGGAGGCAAAGTTCGTAGTGAAGATCGTCTGTTTTAGCAGCCTTAATCAAGGATGGAATAACCCGTCGAAGCGCAGCGGCTTCAGCCTTTAACTTTTCGGTGTCCTCGGCGCGCTTCTCTGCGGCGGCGAGTTTGGATTGCGCTAAATCTCTTTGCTGAATCACGCTCACATTTTGAGTGATGCGCTCTTGGCTGCGTTTACAAACCCCATTGATTTCATTAAAGGTGGGAGCCCATTGATCTTGTGAATTAGGCAACGATCCCATGATTGCGGCGATTCTCTCAAACTCATCCCTATTGAGATCAATTTGAGACTGGAGCCTTTCCACCTCATCCCGTAGCGCCTGGGCCTCGGAGGGGGAGAGCCAGCCCGTTAATTGTGTGCCATTCCATGCTTCGCATAGGGGCACTATACATGATGGCTTGTGAGGAATATCTCCACATGGGGTAGTCGCTCCACAGAAGGGACACTGATTTTCCCACCCGCCGAGATTCGGCATTCTTTTTTCTACCCACTGCTTCAGAAGGGAAATCACAAAAATACTCATCCCTCTCGTCTGCGCAGCGGCGGCTTCGGATGCCGCGAGCTTTTCTGACAACTCCTGAACGCACGCATCCGCAGGCTTAAAGCCGACTTCTTTGTCCCATTCGGTTTCGATGCCATGTTTGGCACAGATGGCTTTGATGGACGTGTCGAGTTCGGCCCATGGCTCGCAAGCGGACTTGGCCCGCTTTGCCAGTTCGTCGCGCTCCTCGATGGAGGCAATGATCGCGTTAAACTCACGCAAGGAAAAATGTTGAGGATTTGAATCATATTCAGTTAGCGCTTTTCTTCGGCGCTTCAGTTCTTCGAGTAGTTCGCTCATACTTGTTTCTCCCAAGGTATTTTCTGGTTCGGATCGTGTGGCAGGCCGTCGTACTCTTTCCAGAGCCATCCCTGCTCGCGGGCGAGCTTTCCGTTGTCGTGAATCTGACGGTGAATTCCGCAGCCTCCAGGGCCGCAGATGTAGACGTAATGCATGATGTTCTCGCCGTGCCTGCCTCGAAAGTGATGTCGTTCAAGCCATGGTCCGTTTTTGTTACCTGACAGACCGCAGTTTGCGCAATGTTGAATCATCTTGTCTTCATCGGTCTTGGCGTGATACTTGTCGTGCCACGACTGCTTTTTCGCGCTGACTTTCGCAAGCGGCTTTCCTCGCTTGAGCGGAGTTCTTTGAGTGAGGGGAGAGCGTTTCATCAGCAAGCAGGCGAGCATTTCGGACAAGGACATGAAATCCCATGGACACAAGGAAACCCATCTCGACGGATTCCAGTCCCATGGCATTGCAGGCATTGATCGTGCAGGCATGGCCGCCAGTTCTCTTCACGGTCTTGTGTCACGCGCTCTAAATGCTCTTTCTGGCGCCGAGCCAAATCTTCAAGGTATGTTTGTCGTGAAGTTTTCATAGGCCTAAGCGTTTGCGTCTCCAAGTGGTGAGTTCACCATTCGCCATGTCAGTGATCTTGCGGATTCCGGCGTCCATCTGAGCAAGGAAAGCGTCCAGAACTTCTCTCAGCTTGGCCTGAATGGCTTCGTCACGCTCCACGACGCAAACCAGCGTGGGGAACTTAGTGCGGTAGCTGACGAACTTCCAGTGTGTCAATCCCGTGACGAGCATACTTCCGTGAATTTGAGGCAGGTAGCAAGGTGGCACGGTGTTTGCCATCAGGTAGCCGATGTGAGTGTGCGCATCCGGGCATTTCACTTCAAGTCCGTACGTCTCTCCGATTAGGCCATCGGGAGAACATCCCAATCGTCCGTCATCCGTGGTGACAAATCCGACGCGCCGAATATCCACATCGTACTTCATTTCGAACCATGGCAGGGCTTCGTCTTCCCGCATTGATCCTTGCTCCATCTGTTTGGATGAGATGGCAATCTGCGGACCGCTCCATGCTTCAGCGATCTTTCGATGCAGGTAGGTACGCGGCATATCTCCGGTTCTCGGGCTCCAATCAGCCTTTACGAGATTATCCCACTCGCTGGCCGTTGGCACGGATGCCCGAAGGTCGAACCATTCGTCGGAATTCTGGAAACAATTGTGAACGATCATTTGTCTTCCTCCCATTTGCCGAATGTCTTTAGAAGAGCTTCGCATTTCTGCTTAGCGGAAGGCTCTCGCAAAGTGATGTCACGATGCTTGATCCATCCAAGCTCTATAAATCTGTATTTCTCCCACTGTTGGTCATCTAGTTTTCCAATAATGGGATGGATCGCGTTAAGGTCGTTTAGATAGTCTGGTGGATATTCAGTCTGCCATGGGTCATTACCAGGTCGCACCCAGCAAGCCAAGGCCTCTGACTTAAAGTCGTCTGAATAAGGCTGTGGATTGAAGCTTGGCGGATGGAATGTCCAGCCGCACGCTTCCGCGATGGCGATTCTTTGTTTTTCTTCAGTCATTTGGCATCTCCTCTCTTGAAACTGGCTTCCTTTTCCTTGAGCAGTGGCAGAATCGCGCTCATTCGCGTTGTAGGTATGGCAGCATAGCACGCGGCGATTTCCTGCGGTGTTGACTGCTTGGAGATCGGATCATGCGTCAGCGCGTGGCAGAATCGCAGGAATCGGCCTTCCTCGACGAATCCCCCCATGGCGCGCACTCGATTCTGGAGTTCGGCAGCTTCATCAAGGCTGATTGCTCCACCGACCGCTTGGGCGTCATCATCTTGATCCACGACGATATTCAAGGCTTGGCACAGCGCGCCACGCTTTGCGTAGGTTGTGGCGGCTCCATCTGCTTGAGCTTCTGATGCGCCTGGGGGTCCGCTCCCGATGCGAGCCCCGAATTCGTTGGACTCCGAATGACCGGATCGGTGGAGTAGTTTGCATGTCACAAACATCCGAGAGTCCGCGAACCGCTGGGAGAACTTAATGCCGAATCCGTGCTTCAACAGAAGCGGCTGAACCTCCTCCATGATCTCCTCGTACGGAGCGAATTTGAACTTCACTCCGCCGCCTTTTGTTGGAACTTCCTTGCGAGCGGTGATGTTCTTCAGTTCCCCTTGGAGGGCAAGGAAGTCGCGGTTGAAATCCCTCTCCGCTGACTTGGCCTCCATTCGCTCGTGAAGATCAGCGAGTTTCTCAAGGGCCGTCACGTTGTCGGCTGTAACTCCCTTTTCGATAAGAGCCGACATCATAGCGCCAATCGATAGTTGGCCTCCCTCGATGACGCGCATTTCCTGCGGTTGGGTTGTGATTTCATTGCTCATATTCTTCTCTCGGTAAAATCGGTTGTCGGTCGCATAGCTCATGGTGTGGTCTTTGATTGTTGTCCGGCCTCGAAAAGGATGCGCCTTATTCCAGCGACGGCGAAAAGGGGATTTTCATAGTCTTTCTCCGTTGAGCCAGTAGGATCGGGTTTCAGGGTCCCACTGCTCCACGTATTCCTGCGGCGGGATGCATTGGACGGTGTGGCCGACGGCGCTTCCTCCAAAGCCTTCGAACGGGGATGGTGTTGAGAAGATCAACGCTGAATTGATTTCTTCCCGATCCACTTCCATGTTAATAAACACAATGCCATCAGGTTCAGGCTCCGTGGACCTTGGCCACCGTGCCAGGACTTCCTCCACCGTGGGCGCGAGTTGCTCTTGAGTGGGGTTCATGGTTGGGCCTCACTCAAAAGTTTGAGAAGCATTGCCGCTTCGGTTTTGGCGTAAGCCGACTCCGCCGCCGACCACGCCGCCGACTCCGCCGACCTCGCCGACTCCGCCGACCTCGCCGACTCCGCCGACCTCGCCGACTCCGCCGACC